TTCATCTGTCTTCTTCTCCATTTCGAGCAACTGCTTATAGGTATCAGGGTAAAGATGAGCAAGACGTACTAGCGCACGATCTCTTGCCCTTCTGTAGTTGCGTTGGCGTACTGCTTGATTGGCAGCACCAACTAATCTCTTATTTTTTGCCTCCATTGTTTGTCTTGTCCTCCCACACTATTAGGCCATAGGCTATCAGCATCACTATCATTAAACCTAGTACGTAACTCATAGTAACTCCTTCTCAATTGCTTTGATTGTCGAACAAGGATACTTGGCTTGCTGGACTGTCATTTCAAATGAAGTCACACTAAGTATTTTGCTACAAGTTAAACACATATCTCCATCAGAAGCCCACGCTGGTCTATGCAATCCTACTACTGCACGAAGGGCTGAAGTAGAAGGGCGTTTAAAACGGATTGGTGACCACCAGCCTACAGTTTCGGTTTCATCTATCTTTGCCAGCAATTCATCGTATGTCATTTAGTTCCCCTTGCAATAGAGACAGCCTTAATTAAAGCATCGCAATCCTTATCTAAAGTTTGCTCGCATCTACATCTGTCTACGCGATAAGCCTCAATTTCTTCTGCGATCTCTTGCCTAGTTAAGTAAATCATATCGGCTAATTTCCCACAGATACAGTCAATCTTTACCTTGCCTAGAAGTTGTTCTTGTTGATGGTTCCAACAAAGTTCAGCCTTAGCATCAATTAATGCGTCAGTCAATATGCTCATCTCAATACTCCTCATCTTCGTCATCGTCATCTTCTTCTCTTAATATCTCTCTAATTTTGTTAAGTTTGTAGCGAACCTCAGCCTCAGCCCTACAAGTTGGACAGTACCAACCCGTATCATCGAAGTCGCTATCCAAAGTAATAGCATAGGGAGCAAGTGGATTGGCGGGTTTATTAACGCTGTACTGCAGCATAGTTATTGGAAATCCCTGCTCAGGGTCACTGTGCATACATCTATTAAGATTAACTGCAACAGTAAGTTTTGCAGGAGGTGGATCAGGTAGTTCAATAATCCTGCCACCCATTGGACCATTCAAATACATACCTTGTATCTTCATTGTGCACCCGCCATTACTGCAAACACAATCTTTGTTATGTCAATGGGTTCAATTATCAACCTGGCATCCTCTTCCCCTGCTTCCCAGCAGGAGACTAATAGACGTGAGTTGAGCGGTGATTGGCGTAGCCATTGGACTGCACTATGCGGGTCTTCCCCGCCCCATACTGCGTTGCCTTCTGCCGTTGCTATCTCATAGAAGTTTACCAGTTTATTCTTTGGGTGGAATCCCACAACATTATCAGTTGTCATCTTCTGCTCTTTGATTATCTAGGTCGTTGATCTCTACTTCTATTCCTTCTGGTGCGCTTACAAGATAAGCCACTCCACCCATTACCTCTATAACTACCTTACTTGTCATCACTTCCTCCTTCGTTGTATGCATCTACCATAGACAGGGCGTGTACCATACGCATTAGGTTCATCCCTGCCTCCTTCTCCATCTTCTCATCTCCATCTATAATCTGTGCTAGTGCAAGGTCACGGCATAGATCTGCCTTTGCTTGCCAGTAGTCTACCGTAGGCTTAGACATCACTAACCTCCGTCAGTTCATAGAAGTATTCTTCCTTGTTATCCTCGAAGGCGTGGTCATCACGCTTAGCGATAGCATAGGAGCGAGCCGTGTCTTCTGTATCAAACTCATCTACCAATCTGTATACCACCTTGGAAATTGTTATCTCATAACGCTTCATTCTCTACACCTTCCTTTACTAGATCGTTGATCGTCTTCTCCACCTTGTCTGTTGGTAGTTCTATCTTAGACAGTGCCTCACCTAACGCTGTGCGCCAGTTGCTGCCTCCTCCTGTGGCAAGTTGCTTAGGCTCCGTGCCTGCAAAGTCCCACAGTTCCACATCGTATTGCTTATTGGCGGGTGCAATCACCACCGTGAATACAAATTGCGCCATCTTCTCCTGCTCACTCATCCTGTCCTCCTATGATTTCTCCTTGATAACTTTCCGCGCCACAGTTAGCACAGAAAGCACAGCATTTGTCCGTGTATCTCCAAGCGTGCTTATGCCCCATCTTCTCCTCCTGTATCGTGTATCTTCTTCTCCATCCAATAGGCAAGAGCGCCAATGGGCACACCGTATACTAACAGCAAGCCCCAAAGAACTATCGCATCATTTATCACGCTGTCACCCCCACAATAATCCGCGCCTTGTAATCTTCCACGCGCTCTCTAAGAATAGCCGTGGCCTTCTCCTTCCCTGTCCCTTTTGTTTCTAAATAGATACGCTGTTTCCCCCACAATTGGAAGGGGTACCACGCCCCACGGTCTATCTTCTCAATCCCGAAGGGGTAGCCCTCCACTAGGTGAGTTTCCCACGCGCTTGTTTCGTCTTTGATGAGTTTCATTTGTCGCCCCTCCCTTATGCCCACGCGTGGTTCAAGGTATAGCCCGCATCTGGTGAGGTCTGCCCCTCCACGCGGAATAGTACGCGGGAAAGTGTGTAGACAGTATGGAAACCCATATCCATCCCACATCCACCGACACGAAGAGCGCGGGAACCATTTACTTCCACAAGTGGCCAATCCAAAAGGATTGATGCGTAATAGGTGAGGTCTAAAATCTTGCCATCTTTTGCCACCTTTAGAGAGATCGTACGGCTCATCCCACTAGAAGAAACGCTACGCAAAACGGTATAGATCGTGTCACCTTCGCTCACATAGTGAGTGAGCAACTGTTCGCGGGCGTATTGCACATCTAGCGCCTTTTGTTCCTTCTTTGTCATCTTCTTTTCTGCTGTTGCTGTTGTCATTTTCTGCCCTTCCTAGGCTAAGAGAGGCGGGCGGTGTTGCCCTCCTGTCTTGTGCCCCCGTGAGGTTGTGAGCCTCGTAGCCCGTAGCGCGGGGGCGGTCTTGCTTATCCGAAGATTATCTTACCGAAGATTGCTTGCTGTAGAACCAGATCACCGTGACACGCATCCGCATTTTCTAGGTCTGCAAGGTTGTAGCCTCCACAGTGCCCGAAGTTTTGCTTTACCAATTCCCCGAAAGCCTCAAAGAGGCGGGCGGGTTCTATTGTTGTCACGCTTTCGCCTCCTTCTTCGGTGTCGTGTGTGATCGTGATGGCACACGGCTTGCGCCACGTGTCCAATTCCACGAAGTTCACCCAATACTTTGTGTGAGCAAAACCCGAACCCGTTACCGCCTCCCATACTTCCTCGCTGTTGAAGGTCAAAGTCACCTCAAAAGTTGCCGTCTCCTCTTTGATCGGAAAATCCTTTTCGGTTGCAACTCTCATCACTTCACCTCCGTTTCAAATCCGCACATCTCACAGCGGGCAAAGTGTTGCCACTTCGCCACCTTTCCCCATTTGAGATCGGCAACCGCGAACATAGTGCCCTCGCCTTCGCACTTCTGGCAATCCTCCAAAGGCTTGCCGTTTATGGTGATTCTTTCCATTTTCATTAGTTGTCCACCTTTTCTCCTGTTAGGGCTTGAATGCTCTTTTGTTTTGCGTAATCGGCAAGGAACTCATCAAGATCGTATTCACGGTGTGCCCCGTGGAGGCACCATCCCTTCCCGTCTTCGTGTTCTGCAATTGTTTCCACCCTCCACTGTCCCAAAGTGAAACCGTTAGACGAAACCTCCCAAAGAGGGTGATCGCCGTTATTTATTGCGCCCAATCCATAAGGGGCGCCGATAGCAATAAAGCGAAACTCAATCTCTTTTCCTTTGTTGTTTCTCATTGTGAAGTTCATTTTTACTTTGCTCCTTTTTCTTCTTGTTCTTGCAACCATTGGAGAAGGGTTGAAACAGATGCGGTGAGTTCAAGGGCGATCTGTCCTAGTTCTGAAGATTCTGAAAAGTCTGTGATTGATTTGTCACTCATCATCTTGTCTGCCAATTGCATCAAATGGCGGGCATAGGAAAAGTCTTTGCGAACTTCTGTCTTTGTTGTTGAATTGTTAGTGTGTAGCACTGTTTTTTCCCTTCCTAAGTAGTTGAAGTTTCAACTAATCAAAGAACCCTTCGCTCTTTGATGTTCTCAGTATAAGGCCGATTTGGTGCGGTTGTCTACCGTATACGCAAGATCAAGGGAACTTTTTTTCTGGTGTCTTTTGTGTCCTTTGTCGACAATTGAAGGGGTCATAAGTTACCGAAGAGGGGAGGCCAGTAACATAAGGCAAGGGGGTTTTGTTACTGATGAGTAACTTAATCAAAGGGGCAGACGATCAAAGGAGATTTATTTATTGGGGATTCAATAAGGGTTAGGGGTGCCAGAAGTAGAGCCCTCCCTCTCTTTCCAAATAAAGTTATCCACAGGGCACAATAGTTATCCACAGGGGGGGTGGGGGTTATCCACAGCCTGTGGAAAACGGACGCGGGGGTGTTAAGTCTGACGGCGGGGACATACATACTCCCACAAAAGAAATTTGCGCTAAAGTGAGATCCCCGTAAATGTCCTATTTTGTACACATATAAATGTGACCTTGGTAACAAAACGAAAATAAAATCTACCGTAGACGGGAAATCGGTTATTTTTCCTGCCTTATATATAGTAGGGAGTAAAACGAACGCTTACTAGTTTTACGACCAGTACTCGCTACGTTGGCACTACGCGAGTCCCCCTAGGACGAGCACCAACTTACCCCTCGCTTCGCTGTGGCTTGCTCGGGCGCTAAGCCCGAACGGTTACTGCTTTTAGTGGGGACAGTTCTATCTCCAGTATAGAGATCCTTCCCCTAGTATAAAATTTTTTTTTGGCCCAAACTTAGGAGATACCAATGCCAGCACCATTGATTGGCGCAGCAGCACTCGCGGCTTTAAGAGCCGCAGCCATCCGTCAAGCAGGTAAAAAGGGTGGAGAGAAGATTGGCCAGAAGGTTGGGCAAAGAGTCGCAGAATCTATGAAGGCACCCAAGGTTAGTAGCAAGGGTAAGCCTTTTAATAAAAAGGTTGAAGGTTCTAGTAAGACTACATCCAAAAGCGGTGGCGTATCTACAACACCCAACGCTAAGAGAGTTTCAGGCACTACAGCCAAGCCAACCCGTAACCAGGTAGCAGGCCGACAAAAGGCTGCAGATACTAAGCGCAATAAAGCAATTACTAAGTCAGCAGATACGGCACGTAGAGAATCAACCCCTATCGTGGGTAAGGCAAGAATTAAGGGTCAAGCAGAGGGTGCTACTGGTGGTGCTGCTTTGACTGGATTAACAGCATACGCCTACGGTAAGAAAAAAGATTCTCAAAAGAAAAAGAAGTAATGACGGAGAAGTCCAGTGACATCGCCAAGCGTCTGATCCTTTCAGGTGTAGCAGAGGGTTTAACTATCGAGGCAGCCACGGCTGCATCTGGTAAATCCTATAAGACTTATGAATACTACCGCAGGACCGATAAGGTCTTTGCAGACAAGATGGACCGAACAAGGCTAGGTTTGAAGGATAAGAACTTTGCCTCATCCGATGTCCACGACATAGACTTTGCAGAGTTCCGTCAGAAGTACCTACACTCTCGGACCTTTCCACACCAGCAGAACCTAATAGATGTAATCGAGGGAAGAGAACCTTCCTGGCTACATCCCAGTATGAAGTACGAACCAGGGCTGGCTAGTAACCGTATTCTTGTTAATATCCCGCCCAACCACGCCAAGTCAATGACGGTGACAATTGACTACGTTACCTGGCAGGTTTGTCAGAACCCTAACTTTCGTGTGCTGATTGTCTCTCAGACTCAGCAACTAGCAGCAGACTTTCTCTACGCCATCAAGCAACGCCTGACTCATCCAAACTATGAAGCACTACAACAGGCATACGCGGCTGGCGTAGGGTTTAACTCTAAGACAGCCTCGTGGCAGGCAACCCGTGTGACCTTTGGTGATGAACTTAGAGAATCCTCAGAAAAGGATCCTAACATTGAGGCCGTCGGTATAGGTGGTCAGATCTACGGTAAGCGTGCAGATATGATTATCGTAGACGATGCGGTGACATTAAAGAACGCCAATGAATTTGAAAAGCAGATCCGATGGTTAACTCAGGATGTGCGCTCTCGTCTTAACCCTACTGGTAAGTTAATCATTATCGGTACCCGCGTTACAGCAATTGATCTCTACAAAGAACTACGATCCGAAGACCGCTACCCAGGTGGCCTTGTTCCTTGGAAGTACTTGGCTATGCCAGCATTACTGGAGACACACGAAGACCCCGACAAGTGGGTTACCTTGTGGCCTGCATCAGATGCTCCCTTTGATGGGCAGATGGAATCAGATTTGAATGAGGATGGACTATACCCACGTTGGAATGGTCGTAACCTTTACAATGAACGTCAAGCAATGGACGCATCTACCTGGGCGTTGGTTTACCAACAACAAGATATATCAGACGATGCAATCTTTGACCCAGTATGTGTGAGAGGTTCTATAGATGGTATGCGTAAGGCAGGTCGTTTGGTTCCTGGTCACCCAGGCCATCCGCGTGATCTCAGTGGTTTTTCAATTATTTGT